GTGGCTATTCCCGAAATGCATCAACGTGCAACCCCTCGACTTCGAGAAGTATATCGAAGGTTGCAATTCGTCCGCGAGCGTCAAGGCCCAACTGCGCAAGGCTCGCGCCACAGATGACGAAGACGGAGTGGGTTATGAAACCATCCTCTCTCAGGCAGAGCTCTACGAGCGCACAAAGCGCAAGTCGTTCGTCAAAGTGGAATGCAATAACTACCGCACCATCTTCGGCGTGTTGGCCAAGGCGAGCAGACTAATCCAGGGCGCCACGGCCGCTTTTGTCTCACGCGTTGGTCCGTTTATTGCCGCCGCCCAGGCACGCGTCAAGCGTGCTTGGAATGGCCGCCGTGTTCCCGTGATGTTCACGTCCGGCATGTCAGCCAAAGACTGCGCGGAATACATCACGTCCTGCCCGGACTCGTGGCCAATCATTGAGGACGACATCGGCGCCTACGACAGCAGCATCTGCGAAGAACTCTGCCAGTTTGAGTTGTGGCTTGCCATTCGCATGGGAGCCCCCAGGTTGGTCGTCGACCTCATGCGCGCGAACATCAAGACCCACGGCACCACAAGCACAGGAATCAAGTACAAGGTCCGCGGCACGCGCAAGTCCGGAGACCCATACACTTCCCTGTTCAATTCCATCATCAATGGTCTCATGAAGCTTTTTCTCTACTGGCGGCGCACCCGCGCCACCAAAGATGAGATGATCAGAGACATCAGAATGCTCGTCCAAGGCGACGACAACCTGATGCGCCATGCACCATGGAAGGGTCGTGCCCTGGATTTCGCAGCGGACATGTCGCGCCTAGGGTTTGAGTCAATTTGCATCGTGCGAACATCTTTGAACGACGCCGAGTTTTGCAGTCAGCGATTGACCCTCACCGGCTCTGGCTGGCGGTTCGTTCCGAAAGCCGGGCGCGTGCTGGCCAAGATGTGCACGTTCATTAACCCTCCGAATGTCAGTGGCAGATCCCTCGCGCGCGGGGTCGCCTTGGGGTTTCTGGCTAGCGCCAGCCATTGCCCGCCTCTCCTGGCGGTGTGCAGGAGGATCCTGGAGCTGACGGAAGGCGATCGTGCCTTCTTCGCCCCAGGCTCCAAAGACTGGCAGATGACTCACAAAGCCGAGCCGACCGACAGGCAGGCATTCGTGAGTTTCTGTCTACAATATGACTGGAGTGACCATGCTCAAGCGGCGTTCGAAGCCGAGCTTGAGCAGCTCCAACTCGGAGATGTGACGAAGCACTGGGCTTTCGTTAAGCTTGCAGACCGCGACACGAGCGGTCCAGCATCCATCTACCAAAAGAACAAACCACGGCCGCCAGCCCGTGGTCGTGCCGCGGGGCACACGAGGCGCCTCGTCGGCGCTATGGCCTTGATCGCGATGTGCGCGGCAAGCTTTTGCGCGTGTGCGCACGCAATTGTGTCTCCTGGGCACGGGGTAAACGTTGACGGGCCTAGCGCCCCGAGGAGCCACGTGCTGCAGGAATCAAGCTCCGAATCCAGCCTGCACAGCTGGTACGTAGGCGCAGCGTGCCACTCTGCTCAATTGACTAACTTCACA